TGCACATTTGGGGTGTAGATTATATCCGCACATATTAGCCCTCGTTTTGTGTACACCAGACAATGCCGGAAAGCACAAAAACCACGCACGGCAGAGCCACTCCGTTACCCCACATCTTATACTCGGCGGCGTCCGAATGGGGATCACGCAGCCACTTAGCAATCTGCTTCAGTGTCTTGGGCTTCGTGGACGATCCTGCGATTTTGCGGTAGGTCTCGAACACGCTGTACCAATAGCGGAGATCTTCCGTAGTAGGTACGATTCCCAGGTCATCGCACCACCAGTCCGGGAAGCCCTGTAAACGGGCGCACTCGGTAGGTGTCAGCCTGCGGACTGTGTATCCGTTCTGAACTGCTCCAGGGCCTTTGGCAACGAGGGTCGGCTGTAATTCCGGCTCGAAGGTCGGAGAGAACTTAGCGTTCTTGCCCTGGTTGAAAGTGTCTCTACCAATGCCGTAACAAACTGCGGTGGGGTCTTTGTAATCCCTGGCAAGGACAGTAGGTGCTTTGTCTTCTGCAACCTGGGCGAAGCTACCCGTGGTCATAGCATATACCGCGTGGCGGTCGACCGTGTTGAGGGTATACATCACATCGGACTCTTTGTAGCCGTCTCCCAAGTGGGAAGGACGAGTGCCGTTTCCCTCGATCACAATAATGCCACCCTGGTTGCATCCGGGGTTGCCACCATTACCATCAAGGGTACGAGAGGTGCCAGCCTTATAAATACCGCTGTGAGGATTGGCAGACTTCATAGCGTTGCTGTCATTGGAACTGATGCCGTATGCCTCCAGGATGCAGTTGAAATGCTTCTTGTCCGGCATCCGCTGATTGCCGCCTGCGTTGTGAGCGGTAAGCGTGGGTGCGGTCTGCTCGCCGTCCCAATTCATCACGAGAGGGACATTGCCACCGCCGGTCCCCATACGGGAAGTGAGGGTTTGCACCTTATCATCATCCGAAATGGTGACACGGCTGTCAGCCGGATGGTTCTCCAATGCAACGGCGGCAGGGACAACACCCGCACGGAGCGTGGGAGATGTTTCTTCCTCGTACCCAATACTACGACTCTTGGAAGAATGCTCTGTGCAGAAGCCTGCGGATTCCAAAACACACGGAGGATGATGTGCCTCGGCACGAAGCGTGGCGGTGACCTCATCGGTGACATCCATACGATTGCCACCTTGGTCATTCAGAACGATGCCGTTTCTGCCGGTACTCATACCGCAGTTCACACCGAGGGTGGAAATAACATCTCCCGTCAGATCTCCGTTGTAGCCATCGAAGCCTGTTGCTCTAATGCGATCCGCAGCACTTCCGGTAGTTCTTTGCCACGTGCGGAAGCCCTCCGCAGAATACCTTGACAAGCCTTCGGACTTAAAAAGTATGTCGCAGGCACTCCGACCTGCAAAATCTGCGACAAGGTAGATGCGTTTTCTTCGTTGGGGGACTCCCCAGTATTGAGCATCGAGAGTTCGGTAAGCAACGCTCCATCCGTCTCCCATATAGCAGTCGGCATAAGGCCATCGGTTCTTTTCAGGCACAGGCACCTGGGTGTCCGGCTCAGTGATGCCGATGACCGCTTCGAGGACTGCCTTGAAGTCTTCGCCGCCGTTTGAGGAGAAGGCGCCGGGGACGTTTTCCCACACGATGTATCTTGGATATTTGCCATCAGTGGCACACCTCATTTCTTTAATGATGCGGATGGCTTCATAGAAAAGGACAGACTGGTGTCCGTCCAACCCGGCTCGTTTACCCGCCACTGACATATCGGTGCAGGGAGAGCCAAAGGTGATGATGTCAACAGGCTCGACTTTCCCGCCATCCATTTGGGAAATGTCGCCGTAGTGTTTCATAAAGGGCAGTCGCTTTGAGGTTACCCGAATGGGAAACGGCTCAATCTCCGATGCCCACACAGGGGTGATACCGGAAATCAAGCCGCCCAAAGGAAAACCACCGGAGCCATCAAACAGACTGCCGAGGGTTAGATTATTCATTTGTGACCTCCTCATACTTGTACGAAAGTCCGTCACGAATGACCGAAACTTCGTCCGCCGAGCCAATCTGCTCAATGTATCGCTTTACAATTACATCGCAGAACTTTTCATCCAGTTCCACGGTGTAGCAGATGCGGTCGGTCTGTTCACAGGCAATCAGCGTAGAGCCGGAACCACCGAAGGGGTCAAGTACTACGGCATTGCTCATGGTGGAGTTCATAATGGGATAAGCCAACAGAGGGATCGGCTTCATAGTCGGATGGTCACCGTTCTTCTTGGGCTTGTCAAATTCCCAGATGGTGGTTTCCTTCCTGCCGGTGTACCACTGATGCTTACCGTTTTTCTTCCAACCATACAGACAAGGTTCGTGCTGCCACTGGTAAGGAGAGCGACCCAGGACAAGGGACTGCTTTTTCCAAATGCAACAGCCGGACAAATAAAAACCCGCATCGGCAAAAGCCCTGCGGAAGTTCAGCCCCTCGGTGTCGGCATGGAACACATAGATAGACCCATCATCAGCGAGAGCGGAGTGCATCTGCGTATATGCTGCCAGGAGGAAGTTATAAAAGGCTTCGTCAGCCATGTTGTCGTTTTTGATTTTGCCAGCCGAACCTTCGTAGTTAACGTTGTACGGAGGGTCGGTGATGACCAGGTTGGCTTTGGTGCTGCCCATCAGCATATCAAAGGTTTCAGCCTTGGTGCTGTCACCACAGATCAAGCGGTGGCGACCGAGCGTCCAGACATCCCCTGCCTTGGAGAAGGTGGGCTTTTCCAGTTCGGCACCAACATCGAAGTCATCATCCTTGACACCGTCCTTGAGGGTGTCTTTGAAAAGAGCATCAATCTCCGCAGGCTCAAAGCCAGTAAGGGACACATCAAAATCCGCACCCTGCAAATCTGCAATGAGCAGAGCCAACTTGTCCTTGTCCCAATCGCCGGAGATTTTGTTGAGGGCAATGTTAAGGGCTTTTTCCTTATCTTCCGGCATCTCCACCACAACGCATTCCACCTCGGAAATGCCCATGTCGATGAGAACCTTCAAACGCTGATGGCCACCGACAACCCTGCCTGTGGTCTTGTTCCAGATGACGGGTTCGACATACCCGAATTGCTCAATGGAACGCTTCAGCTTTTCGTATTCTGCATCACCGGGCTTGAGGTCTTTGCGAGGGTTGTAGTCCGCTGGCAAAAGGTCAGCCGTGTTTTTCTTTTCAATCAGCATACCAGACCCCACTCAGCGAAGGCTTCAAATCCGCCACGATCACGGATGAACGCCCTGGCTGTTTCTACGATGTTAGAATAAGGAATGCCGTCAATGGTTTCATCACCGATGGCGCAACACAGTTCCACAGGCTTTCCGGTTTCCTGGGCTTTGAGCCAAGCGTAAATATTCACGCTGACATCCGCCTTAGACAAGTCCTTTCCGTGGAGACCACCACCGGTTACGCTGTCAGCCATATCGCTGCCCAGCTTGCGGTTGGTAGCACCCGTGTCAACATCCGTTCCGCCGGTCCAGTCACCCAGGGGATTGATTTCTGCATTGGGGTAGACTTCGCGGAGGTGTTCTGTCTTTGCGTTGCTCTGACAGATGATCAAGCGGTCACCGTCCAGGATGTATTTGCCGTCACGGGAGCAAGCGGTGTAGATGTCCTTTGCAATCTTGCACAGCTTTTTCTGCTCATCAGTAACGGGAGTACCCTTGAAGATGCCGTTATCACCACAGCGGATGGCATCGGACTGATTTCTTGCCAGGTGGGTGTCCTGGGGGACTTCGGAGTAGAGAACATCTATGGGACCGGCGATGCGTTTCACGGCAGCCGAGATTTTCTTCGTGTTCAGCTTGGCGGAAGTCTCTGCAATGATATGACAGACACCATGACCAATCAAAACCTCCACGGCAACCTTGGGGTCGATTTGGGTTTCATATGCGATGTCCACCACAGCACCGGCAATGCGGTCTGCCACCTTGTCCGGGTGGCTCGGATTTACTTTCTCAAACATAATTTATTATCCTTTCCTTGCACGTAGTAATCGTTCCATTACATCATCCTGGGGAGTAGCACCGCCGTATTCAACCGAGCAGTTTTCCCGGACAATCTGATAAATTTGATACCATGATTGGTTCGCTTGCTTTGTGAACTGTTGGAGCATAGACACATACGGGCTTGCTATGGCATTTCCCGTGGTGGGGTGCTTCGCAAGGAAGCCGTATTCAGAGATGCATTGTTCACATTGGATTTGACGGGCTACGGACATTGCGTACTGGTTGATCAGCTGAATATTCACATATTCCGTGCAGTTGAGTTTCCGTAGCCATTCCCAGGTCTCTTTGAAAATTTCTTCGGCACACAGATCAACACCGCTTTTTTGCTTAGCTTTCATGTATTCCTTGACGGGCGGCATATCCACACCCTCAAGGTCAGCGCCTTCCGGCAGATCGATTACCTGTGCAGACTTGCCCGCAGAGATTTTCTCTGTCAAAGGCTTTCGTTTGGGTCCGCTGCCGGGTCTCGCACCGCCTCGTGCTGTTCCGTCCTTCGCCATTTTTTCACCTTCCTTTCTGCCGGGGGTAATACCCCGTTTGAATATCAAAAAATGCGCACGTGACCCCACGCCCGTTGCACGGGATAAAGGTCCCGGAGATTCGACCACCCCCTGGGGGTCAGTGGTTGTGCCAACGATCACCGCGTTCAGCGTGAATTTGTGCGTGACACGCTTTGCACAAAGCAATGAGATTGTCTCTTGCGTGAGTGCCACCCTCAGATAACGGTACTTTATGGTGTACTTCCTCTGTGGGGATTAGCTTGCCTTGCTCCTGGCAACGCTCACACAGCGGGTGCTGCTGAACATAGTTGTCACGGATACGCTTCCAAGCCCGTCCATACCTACGGCGTACAGCAGGGTCTCTGTCATACTTCTCATAGCGTTGGGCTTCAGCCTTGGCGTGTTCCTCACAGAACCTGCCGTCCGTAAGTCTTGGACAGCCAGGGTATGAACATGGTCGTTTGGGTTTCTTCGGCATGGGTTCACCTCCTCTTCAGTAGTTCTCCCAGCTTATACTTGAGGATGTACCATAGCTGTTCCAGGTAGCCAACCTTACGGTAGCCCATACACAAGCACTCCTTTCTGGGCATAAGAAAAGCCCCACAGGATTGCTCCTGCGAGGCCGTTCTTCTATGGTCTTTTGCCATTATAATGATATCATAAGAGCAGACTCTCATTCTATGGTTTTAACTCTCATGATTAAGGATACGCTCCACTTCTTTGAGTGCGGCATCATGCATACGGTAGGTGTGCTGAATGCTGTAGCACAAATCCACAGCAATCTGCTCCCAAGCGGTAAAGCAGAGATACCGCTTTTCCAAAATGGTCTGATACTCGGTATTGGGGACTGCCTTGATTACATCCATAATCTCACGCTTTAAATCCACCAGGCGGTCAATGTCCCGGTTGATTTCAGCTTGCAGATCCACGATTTTACAGACAGCATCTGCCATAGTAGAGCCACCACGGTTGGGGTTTCGGGGCATACCCGTCAGAGTGGCAGTGCATTTTGTGGCGAGTTCATTAAGGGATGCAACCTGGGCGATTTTGGAATCAATCCGCTGATCCAGGAAACGCGCCTGTTGCAAATATTCTTTTGCTGTCATGCTGCCACCTCCTGTCTTACCATACGGCGGACACCTGCGATAAGGTATTCACCATCGAGATCGGTCAGCATCCCGTACCAACCGGAACGGAAGAACTGTTCCAGGCGGGCAACTTCATCTGCATACTCCTTGTTGCCGGGGAAACGGCGGTGTTGGTTGAGGGCTTTCTTGTAGTCTTTTACGGCCAGTTCTACAATGGCGTTGGCTAATGCCTGATAGGGTTCCATATTGTACCTCCGATAATTTTGATCCTCGGATTGGCACAGATTGTCTTAGATTTTCAAGTCCGCTTTTACCGCATCGATCAGTGCCGTCTGTGTATGCTCCTTTTGGGAGAGGGCTTTCATGATGCGGTGGTCAATGGTACCCTTTGTAATGATGTGCTGCACAACCACGGTTTCTGCGTTCTGTCCTTGTCGCCACAAACGGGCTACGGTCTGTTGGTATAATTCCAAACTCCATGTCAGTCCGAACCACACCAGGGTAGAACCACCGGATTGGAGGTTGAGTCCGTGACCGGCAGAAGCCGGGTGGATAAGTGCTACGGGGATTTCTCCGTTGTTCCATCTGCGGATGCTGGCAGAATCATCAAGCCTGGAATGCGGGATATGCTGTTGTTTCAGCCTTGCGGTGATGCGTTCCAGGTCATGCTTGAACCAGTAAGCCACAAGGACCGGTTTGCCGTTGGCGGCTTCGATGATATCTTCCAGGGCATCCAATTTGCGGTCATGAATTTGGAGAGTGTTGCCGTCATCATCATAAATTGCTCCGTTTGCCATCTGCGACAGCTTGCCGGAAAGGGATGCTGCGTTGGCAGCGGTAATCTCGCCGCCATCCAGGGTGAGAACCAGGTCGTTCTTCAGTTCATCGTATCGCTCAAGTTCGGACTCGGACAGCCGCACCTCATACTCGCTACTGATCAGTTCCGGCATTCGCAGGAGATCGGTTGCCCTCATGGAAATGGTGATATCACCGATTTTCTTGTAGATGGCATCCTCTGCATACGGCAGCGGTTTGTAGGAGTAAACGATCTGACCGTTCCGCTTGTCCGGCATAAAGTAGTCGGTGCGGTATTTGGTGATGAATCTGCCAAGCCGCTGACCCATATCCAGGATACGGAACTCTGCCCACAGATCCATCAGCCCGTTGGAGGTAGGAGTGCCGGTCAGCCCAACGATGCGACTGACCTTGGGTCTGACTTTCATTAAGGCTTTGAACCGCTTTGTGCCGTGGTTCTTGAAAGAGGAAAGTTCATCAATGACAACCATGTCAAAGTCAAACGGGATTCCGCTTTCCTCAATGAGCCAGTGGACATTTTCTCTGTTGATGATGTAAATATCCGCTTTCCGCAAGAGTGCGGCTCTGCGTTCTGCTTCTGTGCCGACAGCCACGGAGCAGATGAGGTGCTGAAGGTGATCCCACTTATCTACTTCAGCCGTCCATGTGTCCCGTGCCACACGCAGCGGTGCGATGACCAGTACCTTGCTGACCTCAAAGCGGTCATACATCAGATTGTTGATGGCGGTCAGCGTAATGCTCGTTTTACCAAGCCCCATATCCAGGAACACGGATGCGACCGGGTGGGTTTCGATATAGTTAATGGCGTATGTCTGGTAATCATGAGGCTTGTATTTCATCCAGTATCCCTCCGATCTGCTCCTCGCTGTCAAGGATGTAAACCTTGAAGCCGAGGTGGGTCAGTAGTTTGTGCCTTGCTATTTGAAGGGGGCGGGGCTTCATTCCCGGCGCCTTCACTTCCACAAAAGCAATTCTGCCTTCGGGCAAGAGTACGATTCTATCGGGAACACCATCAAATCCAGGTGACACCCACTTAGGACAAATCCCACCGCGCTTTTTTACCATCAGGGCTAATTTTTGCTCGATTTTCTTTTCTCTCATAAGGCTTTCCTTTCTATGGGTGATGGTCTGAGGTGGTCTATTCGTAAACTCTTCTTAGAGCGATTTTTAATGAAAAAATTCGCCCTAAAGGGGTTTTATGATAAGACTGTTTCAGACCATCACCCTTGCGGTTTATTCCAGGAAATCAGACTTCAAGCGGAGGCCGTAAATGAATGCGCCCTTCTTGGTCTTGTGTCGTGTAAATCCGGCATTCTCGATACCTGCATAAAAGTCCGTGGTGCTACGGGCATACTCGCCGTTGCGCAGACAGTACGCACGATACTCCTGGTAAAAGTCCCCGGACTTCTGCGTATAGGTGCGGTCAATCTCACAGCAGTCCTCCAGGAAAATAGAAAGCCAGTCGTTGTTGTCCCGGTATTGTGTAATGGCATCCTGCACCACCTGGGGAATGGTCGGCTTGTAGTTGTTCTTGATAGCCTTCTGTGCGCCCTCGATAATCCATGCCAGGATCGCACCACCTGCGTTCTTCACAAGATAGTCGGCATAGTTTTTGATGTCGGACTTACCACGGATCTTGGCATTGAACGGGATAACGATAAGGCGACGCCAGGTGCCGTCATCATTTGCGCCTACCCTGGGAAGATGGTTGGTGTAAAGGACGAGGGTGTGAGTCGGAGTGTATTTGAAAGGGTCCTTGTACTTCTTTTCTGCGGAAATTTCATCGGTGGAACAGAGTTGCTTTACGATGGAGGTGTTGAGGCGCATACCTTCCTCCAACTCCGCTGCAATGACCAGGCGCTTGCCCTTCAGTTCAGCCATTTCCGGCTTCACGTTACGCTTGCATCCCACGGTTAGAGCATCTGCGGAGATCGAGCCGCTGTAAGTACCGAGAACCTTTGCGATGGCATTCCAGAAGGTGGACTTACCATTACTGCCTTCACCATAGGCAATGACGAGGGCTTCCTGGTACACTTTGCCGATGGCTGCCAAACCAACGGTCTGCTGGACATATTCGATGAGATCCTTATCACCGCAGAAGAAACTATCCACAGAGGACAGCCACAGTTCCATACCCTCATCGGAGGGAGCAACGGTGGTCATCTTAGTAATAAGGTCTTCGGCGCGATGGTCATGGGCACCGCTGATACCCAGGCGAAGGTCATAGGTGGCAGTGGGAGTGTTGAGCAGATATTCCTGGGTGTCGAATTCCTGGATGCTGTGGAGGAGCATCGGCTTTGCCGCCTGCAGAGCGGAGGTCACATATTTCATATCCCGGCGCTTCATCACGAAGGACTTATAAGCCACGGCAAAGCAGTATTCGTTGAAGGCTTTCTCGCTGCGGTCATCGATGGCTTTTTCCAGAGCCTTGCCACCGGCAGAGATGAGGTCTTGTCCGACCCCTGCATCCATCAGAGCCTGCTTTGCCTTTTCCAACGCAATGATGGCTTCGGCAAGCTGACGGTCAAGAAACTCCTCACAGGCACCGACTGCCATCTGCTTGGACTCAGCCCAATGGGTGCCGTCATAGCGCATATAGTCGGTGGCATCGGTGTAAACCATCTCGGACTCATATTCCTTTGCCAGCACCTTTGCCTGTCCAATGTCGGAGAAGTCAGCCGGGCGCAGGCTGTATCCACGGTTGTAATCCTCCGGGGAGATGTAGCCGTCCTGCTGTTGGACTCTGCCGTAAAACTTCTGTGCGCTATGCCAAATGGTCATCAGTTCCTGCTCTTCCAGCGGAGGGGTACATTTTTCCGCTTCTTCCATGAAGCACTGGAAGGCTGCCTCACTGTCGCCGTACTTTTTGATGACACGACCGGCAAAGCGGGACATGGTGGCATTACGGCTACCCTCGGTAATCACCTGGGGTGCGCCGTGGTTCGGCTGGCTCATTCCGGCATCGAATTCATCTCCGTTGAGGAATTCCGTAAGGGTCATCGTGCCGTCAAACATCTCCACCTGGGGGTTGGGAGTGCCGAAGTAAAAACGGGCAGCGTCCAGAGCCTTGGTGTCGAAGTACGGGAAGATGACACTCAGCAGCTTTTTGAGGTCGGCATATTCCTCGGCATCGGTTACCGGGTCAATGGCAAAGAAAGCGTGGAACTTGGGTCTCGCGGCTCGGCCGTTTTTGACCTTCATGTGGTTACGGCTGTAGTGAACGGCGAACTCCACTCTCGGAAACACGGCTGCGATATCATCCGGGGTCTTCCAATCGGCAGGGTCTTCGGAGTGGTCATTGTCGCACTCCACGGACAGACAATCGCTGCCGATGAAATTGTCATTGCTACGATAGGCGCCTTCGTATTCGGCACAGACATAATCCCTGCGCACAGCTTCTTCCAGGCTGTCGGCATCGGCGATTTCAACTTTATGGGGATACAAGCAGTTGCCTGCTTGCCCAATGCAATCTGCGTGGTAAAGAGTGAACATTACTTTGAAACCTCCTCACAGTTATCGGTAAAGTAGCGCAAGCGGTAGTTTTTCCACTTGGCGCGTTTGATTTCAGCTTCCATGCCGGAGGAGATGCGGTCACCAAAGACCCACACCTCGCTGCACTTACTCATGAGGGCATTTCCGAAGAACAGCCCCAGCTGACGCTCCTTGGGATTGCCGTCATTCAGAAACTGCGGAAACAACAGATGCGGTGCCATGGGGATATAGCCTGCATCTACGGCGAAGCGGCTGTACTTTCGAGCATTTTCGACATTGGCGGGCACATCCCCGGCATAGGGAGAGCAGATGTAGACAATGGGACGGAAGGCGCGGAGGGCGCGTTCCTCTTTTTCAATGGTTGTCAAGGCTTCGTATGCGGTGGGATCGTAGTACCGCTCCGAATTGAATTTGCTTATACTCATGGGGTTAACCTCTTAATCTTTCTTATAAAAATCTGTTTCATATCCGTCCGCACGTAGTTGCAGACCCTTTGCCCAGGCCGGGGTGCGTCCCATCTGTTCGCAGACAGATTGGAGGGACATTCGCTGGTCGGCTTCGATGACAACTTCGTCGTGGATGTGCATCACGATGGAGCAACAGCGGAGGGTCTGCATGGAGTAACACAAAAGGTCACGGGCTGTGGCTTGGACGATGTTCTCCACGAACTTGGGTCCGTAGCTGTTGAGCCGTTCCCATTTTTTCGTGCCACCGACACCCTCGTAGGTGATGCAATCTCCACCGAACTGGTTTTCACCGATTTTCGGCTTCACATAGGCAAGCCGTCTGCCGGACGGGAGTGTGATGAACAGCATCCCACTTTTGTAGGTAAAGGTGATGCCGTGGGTTTCGGTTTCGTATCGGTAGCGGACTGCATCCATAGCAGCACGATCCACATCCCACCAAAACCTGGTGATGTTGGGGTTGGCATCCCGCCACGCTTGCACCAGGGGCTGAAGTTCCTCTTCGGCAAGCCCCATCTCCAAAGCACCCATTGCTTTAAGGGCACCGACCGAACCGCCGTAACCGAGAGCGAGTTCTGCGATTTTACCTTTCTGGCGGAGGTGTCCGTTGACGCCGTGCTTTTCCACGGGAACACCGAACATCTGCGAAGCGGAAGCACAGTAGATGTCCTTTCCCTCGGCAAAGACCTGCTGACGCCATTCCTCTCCGGCAAGCCACGCAATGACACGGGCTTCAATGGCTGAGAAGTCCGCGACAATAAATTTGCAATCACCCTGGGGAACGAATGCGGTGCGAATCAGCTGGGAAAGCGTGTCCGGCACATCGTCATAGAGCATCTCCACGCCTTCAAAGTCCCCCGTGCGAACCAAAGCACGTGCTTCGGAAAGGTCGGACAAGTGGTTCTGCGGAAGGTTCTGCATTTGGATGATGCGACCTGCCCAACGTCCGGTGCGGTTAGCACCATAGAACTGAAACATCCCTCTGGCACGGCCATCGGCACATACAGCGGTCACCATTGCCTGGTATTTCTTCACCGAGGACTTGGCAAGCTGCTGGCGCAAGGTCAGAACGGTTTGCAGTTCTGCCGGTGCGGTCTTCAGCATTTCTGCTACAGCCTTTTTGCCGAGGGTGTCCGTTTCCATGCCATTGAGGGAGAGCCATTGCTTCATCTGCTGCACGGAGTTGGGATTTTCCAAATCGGTGATAGTTTTCATTGCCTGGGTCAGTTCGGAGCGGGATCTGCCATCCATCTGAATAGCCTGCTGTACCAACTCCATATCCAGGGCGACACCTCGGTCGTTGATTTCCTGGTCGAGGTGGTACTCATCCCAAACGCTATCCGGGACGGGATACTTTGCGAGGCGAGTCTGAATGGACATTTCCACTTCGACATCACGGATGTTGTATTTTTTGAAAGCCAGCCACTTGTCAGGAGCGTGAGCCGGGAGATTACGGGTACGCTGACCGTTGGTCTTTGTAGGTGTGCAGGGCTGACAGAAATATTTGATGAGTTCCTTGCCTTCGGTCAGCTTCTGCTTTTCCAAGCCGAGAACCGCACCGACACCTTCCAAGGAAAGCGGTAACCCCATTGTGGCTGCCCAGACCATTGAGCAACGCCAGGATTTCGGGTCAAGGTAATCTCCAGTGGGATAGCCCAGATGTCGAGACAGACAAATGCGTTCAAAGGTTGCATTGAAAGCCCATTTGATAACAGCATCATCGGAGAGTGCAGCAACCACTTCCGCAGGAATGGTTTCACCACAGGCAAGGTCAACAATCTGAACGGGAGCGCCATCCACGCTGTAGGAAAAAAGCAGAATTTCAAAAACGGGAGATTCCACATAGCGGTACACACCGCACTTGGCGAGGTTCTGATCGCTGTAGGTTTCTATATCAATTGAGATGTTTTTCATATATCCACCGGTCCTTTCACTTACCCCAATTGGGTGGCAGATTGCTCCGCCACCCAAGGGGCGATAGTATTAGTTGAGGAAGTCATCCTCGGCATCGGTAGCGAAGTCGGACTCAGCACTTGCCTTGCCACCGAGGGGTTCACCGGCACGGATGAGCTGCAGGTTGTTCAAACCGCAGGCAATACCGCGATTGCCGTTGCTGTTGAAGGCATAGAGGTTGATGCTGGCACGGCCGTACACGCCGGAGTAAACCTCGGAGCGGGTCAGCACAGGGTTACGGTCAGCATCCACGATGCCGGGAGCGGTAGGAGAATTTGCGTTGATGAAGTACGCATTGGCATACGCAGGGTCATCGGGTCTTTCGATGTCTCCGTCACGGAGAGGGGTCTTGATGGCGGAGAGAGGGGGTACGGAACGGCCGTTGCCCTTCAGCTTTGCCTGGCCTTCCTGGTAGGCGGCTTCGATGGCTGCCTTAATCTTGGCGACAGTCTTGGAGTCGGACTTGGGGATGATGAGGCTGACGCTGTACTTGGGAGTGCCGCCGTTGATGGACTTAGGTTCCCAGACATTGGCGTAAGACCAACGGGTGTCGGGACCGGTGATAACCTTCATGGGATTGGTGACTTTGTTTGCAGTGTTAGACATATTAAAATTCCTCCGTAAAATCATTTTTGGCTGTGTTCATTGCCGGACGTTTATCGCTCTCCGGCACGAGCGTGGGTTTGCCTTGTGGCTTTTCAATGTAGGGTGCCAGAAGTTCCTCAAAGCGGGATTTGCCGAGCATCTTCTGCATTGCGGTCACACCCATGACCTTGTGTTCGTAAGGGTCATAGCCTGCACCCTCAACGGTGGCGGCTACAACTGCCTCGCTGGTGTACTTGCGATTGGAACGACCCTCGACCAATTTCCAGCCGGTCCATTCCTTACCGCTGATGGCTTGCTGGAGAGCAAATTCCTTCACGTCGTTTGCCCAGGCAGTGAGGGCATCGACCTTGCCGAGAATGTCGGCAATCTCAGAATCCTCCAGGAGTGCGGGTGCCTCGAAGTCATATTGGGCAAGTGCCATATTCGCTTCGGCGCGTTCACGGCATTCAGCCTTGGCTTTGCAGAACCGGCACCACTCACCACAGTGGAAGTCACCGCGTCCCTCGTAAGCCATCTCAGCTTTTTCGTACAGTTCGGTGTCTGCCCAGCGGAGCAGTTCTTCCTTGGAAATGGAGTCCGTACTGATATTAGATTTTCTGGGCTGATAGATGCTCATGCGGATTTTTTCAATGTCATAAATGTCATCGAAAATCTCCAAGGCACCCAGAGCGTAGAGGCGCATTTGAGGGTTGCCCACGGCACTGACCTCAACACCTTTACCGTGTTTGTAATCGCAGATATTCATGATGCCGTCCGCAATGACGATACAGTCAGCGGTGCCGAAGCCTTCCTTGACCCAACGGGAGAAGTCCACCCGCTGTTCAATGCAAACCCACGGATCGGGGCAGGTCTGCTTGGCTGTTTCGACAATCTCGACCACATAGCTGGCATAGCCTTGGGCGCTTTCCTCCATCTCCTCGTTGTACCAGGAGAGGTTTTCAATGGGATCATCCACAGGGATGCCGAGTGCCCGCTTCAAGCGGAACTCGCAGAGGGTGTGGGCATCTGTGCCCTCGGCGGCATAATCACTGCCTTTATCCTCGTAGGCTTCACAAAGCCTGGCAGAGGGGGTGCAGTTGAGCCAACGCTCCGATGAAGAAGCAGAGAGGACAGCGTGTTTAGCCATTGCCCAGCACCTCCGCTTCGGCAACCAGTGCCTTGTAGTGGATGGGGTCGATGCCAGACAGCTTGGGTGCGCCGTACTTTTCGAGCAGAACCTTAATCTGCGGTTTGAAGCCCTTACTGGACTTGTCCGCCAAGACTGCTCTAACCTCCTCGTAGGTCAGTTCGGGTTCGGCAGGGACGGGAGCAACCTGGGCTTCTTCAGCGGAAGCGGTACTGAACATCTCTGCCAGGGTGTCGGCAGCATCATTAATAGCGGTTGCGGCACTGCGCAGGTCCTTGATGACCATGTCCAATTCGCTGAGTTTGCCCATTCTCATTGCCTCCTTCCTTAATCTGCTTGACTCTGATTGCCTGGTTAATTTTCTTTGCCAGACTTGCTGCGACGATGATGAAGTCCAGAAGGATATCTACTAATTCCTCATCCTGGCTCATCTTGGTTTCTTCGGCCTCGTACATTCTTTTCACCTCCCTGGAAGGAGCGGTATCGTGTTGCCCCTTACACTGACCAATGGACATGAGATTTGCGGTTGGCCGAAAAATCACAGAAATTTTTTCAAAGAATTTTTCATGCGCTCCAGAACCTTGTTTCTGCGGTAGGTGTAGGTGTTACGGGAGAGGTTCAGTGCAGAGGCGGCAGCACGTTCAGAGAGGTTGCCCATGATGGTTTTGCAGATAGCCAGGTCGTCAGCATCCAAAGTGGTCAGCAAGGAACGGAGAGCTTCATGCAGTTCGGCCTCTTCGATGCTGGTGTCAACGGCGGTAAGGGGGTCGGCGAGAGACTCGACCCAGGACTTTTCGTTTCCGTCATCATCGGTGGTGGTGTAGTCCAGGGAAAGCTGATCCCCGGCTCTATGGAAGGGACAGGTCATACAGTCCATATCGCAGTGCAGGCGTCTGGACTCCGGGCAAACGCATCTGCCGTGGCGCTGTTGCTTTTTGCGGTAGGCATTGATATCGCGGTAGTAGTTGTCAAATTCCTCCTTGGTGCAGGGAATGCTCTCCTTGGTGGAACGGATGTAGATGGTGTACTGATTTTCATTGTTTGTCATAAAATTGGCTCCTTTCAGATTCGGTGGGAATCCGTCCAGAGCCGCCGGTCGTCCACAAAACAAAAAAGACGACCAAGATACACTTCCCCTGTTGGGGGAGTAGTGCATCCTGGCCGTCAAGCAGCTCTGTGGATTCCGATATTTATTTTCTTATTGTTTCGCTTACGCAGCGAGGGTGTAGCTGTCCACCTGGAAAGCGGTGGCACTGATTCGGGTGACGATGGTTACAACGGCATCTCTTTCGATGCTGACGCTACCACCGATAGCCAAGCGGCTCGTAGTCTTACAGCCCTTATAGGCGTGTTCGACCGTGCCGGTAGCGGCATCTGCTTTGCAGGTCAGCCGACCCTTACAATCCTTGATATCTTGCATAGGTATCCTCCTTTCCTTCCTTCGTCATAGGCATCACCTCCATAAACCTGGACATAAAAAATAGCCGAGGCAGAAGCGGAGCGCAATTGTTGCGTTCCATCTTCTACCTCGGCTTCGTTACATCGTTGAACCAGCACGTCCAGGTAAAAATTCTTTTATTGTGACTGGCCGTCACGCATTCGGACGGTCAAGTGCTTTCTTTTCCGGCACCGTAAAGTGCAAGCAGGGGCCGGTGTACATCTGTCTATTGATTGCGTCCCATGGCTCGTAGGACACTAACTCATCGTTTTTTATATAAGCTGCACACAACACTCCGTTAACGATTGCTCTTACGAAGAGAAGCTGATCCTTACCGTGTGTGCTATGGATGCCTGCCTCTTTGGGTTTAGTTGCGTTAAGCTGTCGTTTCTTCATTCAGTATCCTCCGTGTTTTCATACTGTCCAAACCCATCCGTATCATCATAGTCATCGTTGTCATAGCCAGGCATTGGGACAGAGAATATGCTGATATTGGACAGCTGGTCATATGTTCCCGGAATCCAAACCTCATCGATAACTTTGTATCCGTTAGTGGGGTCGAGCAAGAGAATGGTCATTTCGTTATTCAATTTGGCACTACGCATTTCTTCAACGAAAGGAGCAAATACTCTTTCGTCAACGAAAGCAAAAGATATTTTCGTGCCGCGCAAGGATTCTGGGTCCCAGGCGTCGCGCAGAAACAACGGCGCTATACCTCGTGTTACAGAATCCAACGCCCAACGAGCCGGGTGACGCATACGCGTAGCCTCCTCGTCGAGTGTGTAAGGGAACGCATATACTCTCCACACATTTATTGTAGAGAGGTTGTCTCCCAAAGCCATAAAGAAATCACAGGAACGACTTTGGTAGATCATGGGAAGACCTTTGTCGGTCTCGAAGCTACGCATCACACGTCCATCAAATACTTTAGCTATAGGGATTCCGGCTGCCAAGACGCCACCGAGAATGGCGTTCTTCATCATAGTGATGGTATTCATTTCGTTGAATCTGCGCTCATGCATTCTGTCTCGGTCACTTATACGTTCCACACGATCAGGGGAAGCCAAGCCGTTTGCTCTTGCGAGAGACTCCAGCAAGTATTCATCCGTCTGATCCGCGCGACTGTTAAATATGGCGATAATCATGTCGGTAGACAACGGTTTTTTGATGTTCATATTTACGATTCGGGACAATGTAGATGCACTGATTTCTGTATCAGCAGCAAACTGGGCCATGGTCCTTTCCGGGCCTTTGGCTCTGTTAACGCAGTTCGCCAACGCAGCAACATCAGGGGTGCGTATTTGCTTATACTCTTTGAGTTCTTCTATAGTCATATCAGGTACCTCCGTTTCTGTTAGGTGAAAGACAATTTCAACTATCTGCAAGAATTGTATCATATAAATTTCGTTTTGTCAATACATTTCTTGCAAGTATCTGAAATTTGTGTTGCAAGTATATGAAATCACTGAAACATCAGCCCAGGCATTTTTACGCTGTGTCGACCATCGTCCGGCATTTTGAGATCACCCAAGAGAATGCCGTAGGTAATGGCGTGTTTGCCGAAGCGTCTGCGGATGTCCTCGACCATATCCTCCAGACGTTCTCTGCGTTCCAGTTTTGCGGAATCTACAAATAAGGATATCTGCTCGGGATCGGCATAAGGAACAAGGTCGATGGCTCGGACAGTAACCGCACGGACTTTGCTTCCCCAACGATAACGCTCCTGAAATAGCCGGTGGGCGGCAGCGCCTATTTCGGAGGGCAGTTGAGTCTTGCAGGGCAGTTTGCATTGGAACTGTGAGCCGAGGAGGTCGTTGCCTCGGACGGACACTTGGACACCACGGGCTGAAAGTTCATGAAGGCGGAGTCGATGACCGATGTCCTGGGAGAGGGCAAGGATGACCTTCCAGACTTCTTCTTCATTTTCTAAATCCGCTACGCAGGTGATACCGTGTCCGATGGACTTCACTGGCGAAACGAAATCTCGGTGCATCACCCTGGATTGGTCGGTGCCGTTTGCGTACCGCCACAGTGCAAGGCCGTTCACACCTAACAGCCTGCGTAAGAACTCCGGGTCGGTTTGAGCAATGTCACCGATGGTTTTGATGCCGTAGTTGCCCAGCTTGGCTTTGGTGGCTCGTCCGCAGTAAATCATCTCATCTGCTGCGAGCGGCCATACCATATCCTTATAGGTATCCCGGCGGATCTCCGTGATAGCATCCGGCTTCTTCATATCACTGCCCAGCTTTGCGAAGATTTTATTATAGGAAACACCGATGCTTACGGTAAGTCCCAATTCCTCGCGCACGGTACGGCGGATTTCTTCGGCAATGGTTATCCCATCACCGAAGATTCGCTCACTGCCTGTGATGTCAAGCCAACATTCATCCATGCCGAAAGGTTCTATGAGGTCGGTGTATCTTTGATAGATTGCCTGGGTTAACTTGGAGTATTTCAAATACTGATCATATTGGGGCGGGACTATGACCAGGTCTTTACAAAGCTGCCGAGCCTCCCAGTTCACCATTCCTGTTTTCACTCCGGCTTTCTTTGCAAGTTCGGACTTTGCCAGGACAATGCCGTGCCGGTCCTCCGTTGACCCACAAACCGCGACAGCCTTTCCACGTAGACTTGGGTCGAGCATCATCTCCACGGAAGCATAAAAACAGTTCAAATCGCTGTGTAAAATGGTTCTATCCATAAAAATTCACCTCTCGTTCATAAAAAACTTCATAAAACCTATTGACAGAATGAAGTACGATAGTGTAGAATAATAGCGTAACTTCATAAACTTCGTAATTATGATATACCGCTTATGAAACTTTGTCAATAACTTCATTGAAGTTGATGAAGTTCCAGAATGTAAAAAATTTATGACGGAGGGAATGGTATGACTTTTTCCGATAAAATCAAACGCGCCCGTGAGGTAGCGAAAATGACCCAGGTGGAGTTGGCAGAAGCTGTTGGCGTGTCTCAGCGTACTATCGCATCCTATGAATCCGGTGGTGCCAAAGCCCGGCGTTCCACTACAGAGAAGCTGGCGGCAGCACTTAAGGTTTCCGTGAAGTATCTGACCGACGAGACCTGCACTGACCCCCTGGCTGAAATTGAAAAAGATGAATATATCGAGCAGGCTCGTGCTTTGTATGGTGCCAAAGGCGCTCGTGATATGGATGATTTGCTCCGGGATAATGCTGCGCTGTTTGCCGGTGGTGAACTATCCCAGGAGCAGAAGGACAAGTTCTTCCAGGCTGTTATGGAGGCATATGTCCTTTGCCGTGAAGAGGCAAAAAAGAAATTTAGCCCTAAGTCCGTTAAAACGGACTGATTACCTGTTATACTTGGGTATAAAAGAATCCCTGCAAGAAGGAGGGGTGGATTTTGACCTACGCAGAGATCTGTCAATCAGTCGCAAAATTGGTAAAGAAATACGATGAACGCGACCCTTTTCGTTTATGCCGGCTCTTAGGTATTGAACTTATATTTAAGCCTTTAGGTAAAGAACAGGATGCAGTGAAAGGCTTCTATTTTGAAAATAGGCGCATCCGAACCATTACAATAAACAGTGACCTTCCGAAGGTCATTCAAAAAATAATTGTGGCTCACGAACTGTGTCATGCAATCCACCACCGCAAAGAAGGAATTGCAGCCTTCCATGAATTCAGTCTCTTTGACCAAAATTCACGGATGGAGAAGGATGCTAACCTCTTTGCAGCGGAACTGCTGTTGGAAGACAGAAAAGTACTGGCTGCCCTTAACCGGGATGCCACATTCTTTTCCGCAGCCGCGATGTTATTCGTCCCGGCTGAACTGCTGGACTTCAAGTTTCGCATGATGAAGTGGAAAGGTTATAAAATGATCGAGCCACCCATCAATGCATACAGCAATTTCCTGCGTGATATGGAGGTGCCGGATGATGCAGACTACTACAGTTAAATCACCGAAGGTATATGTAGCAGTGAAAACTGATTTTGCCGCAGACGGTACGATGCTCCCCAGGGAAATAACCTGGGAGGACGGAGAAAAGTTTGAAATCGACCGTGTGCTTGATATACGGCAAGCGGCTGCCATGAAGGCAGGCGGTCAAGGCGACCGCTACACAGTGCAAATCCGAGGAAAGCACAGCTATTTGTTTTTTGAGAGAAGCACAAATCTGTCCGGTAACAATATCGGTCGGTGGTTTGTGGAACGGAAGTAAATATATAGATTAGAGGTACTATATGAAATCGATAGAATTATTCAGTGGAACGGGTGGACTTGCTCTCGGTTTACACCAAGCAGGGTTTTCTCACGAGGCGTTGTTTGAGTGGGATAAGGATTCCTGCGACAATATAAAATACAACATTGCGAATGGCTATCCCGGAGTGAAGGAGTGGTCAGTGTTTCAGACGGATGTCCGTACTGTTCACTACGACGGTTATTCTGGGAAAATTCAGCTTGTAGCAGGAGGCCCCCCGTGCCAGCCGTTTTCTTTGGGTGGAAAACACCAGGCCTACAATGATACAAGAGATATGTTTCCTGAAGCGGTGAGAGCTGTCCGGGAAACGCAACCTCAAGCATTTATTTTTGAAAATGTCAAAGGATTGCTTCGCAAGTCTTTCAGTTCCTACTTTAACTACATTCTCCTTCAGCTTCAGCATCCCGAAGTTGTTAAAAAGGATAGCATGACTTGGGAGGAGCATCTGTCACTATTAGAGCAACATCACACTGCGGGGCACGAAGATGGCCTCTCCTATAATGTCGTATTCCGTCTTCTGAATGCAGCTGATTATGGTGTGCCGCAGTCACGTCACCGTGTGATTATTGTTGGTTTTAGGAGTGACTTCAATGCGAGTTGGACTTTTCCGACTTCCACCCATTCACAGGAAGCACTTCTATATTCCAAGTGGGTAACGGGTGAGTATTGGGATGAGCATAGCTTGAAGCGACCCTCTGAGATGCCATTGTCAGCACAGCAGTTACGTTCTATCCGCCGTGCTGTTGAAGAAACCGATACCCCGCTTCTGAGATGGCAGACCGTCCGTGATGCTATTGGAGATTTGCCCGATCCCACAGATCTTAGCAGAGCAGCACTGTATAATAATCACGAGTTCCGAGATGGCGCACGTATTTATGCAGGACACTCCGGTAGCAAGCTGGATGAGCCGTCCAAGACAATCAAGGCCGGTGCTCATGGAGTGCCTGGAGGTGAAAATATGGTCATTCTTGATGATGGCAGTGTCCGTTATTATACTGTGCGTGAAAGCGCAAGGATTCAGACTTTCCCAGATGACTATCTTTTTAGTGCCTCTTGGACGGAGAGTATGAGACAAATAGGAAACGCAGTGCCTGTAAAATTGGCAAAGGTCGTGGGTGATTCCGTGATGACACAGATGAAAGGACTGGTGAATAATGGCTAAAAAATCTGAGTATCCCGTATTTGAACCGTTTAACCCACTCGACAAGAGACACTTGGGCGCCAGCGTAGCAAATGCGCTGTTGGAGTCTGATATTTATCCGTTGCCGCCAGAGCCTTTCATTGGCGCGGGTGTGTATGCACTTTACTATGTTGGTGATTTTCCTGCATACGAGGTTCTCGCAGAAGTAAACCGTAATAATCAGTTTGCTTGTCCCATTTATGTGGGTAAGGCCGTCCCAGACGGTGCAAGGAAAGGCGGACAGGGTGATGATGTCGATCCCGGAACTGCTTTGTTTAAGAGACTCAACGATCATGCAAAGTCCGTGGATGCAGCTACCAATCTTCGGCTTGAAGACTTCTACTGCCAATTTTTGTCCGTTGATGATATTTGGATTCCGTTAACGGAGTCTTTGCTGATTGAGCGATTCAAGCCTGTTTGGAACCGGGTCTTGGATGGCTTCGGTAATCACGATCCTGGTAAGGGGCGCCATAGTGGGAAGATGCCTTTCTGGGATTGTCTGCATCCTGGTCGCGCTTGGGCAGAACGACTCCAGCCTTGTGCATTTACTGCGGAAGAATTAGAGCAGCGTGTGCGGGACTACTTAAACGAAGCCATTTTATAAAAATCAAAATGCCGGGCTGGTGCAAAATTGAGCATCAGTCCGGCATCGATTATTTTCCAATGAGTTGAAAGTAAAAAATAAGAAGCCCGGAGGCTTCCTATTTATTCATTATCGTGGCTCATGGCTTTGAGCATCTGTAGTGCTGCCTGTTTCTGTGACGGCTTCAAGCAAATCCAAGCATCAAAGACTTCTTTCATGTCTGGGGTCAGCTCCACCATATCGGTATCGGCAAAGAACTGCGACATTGTGATGCCGAATCCCTTACATATCGTCTCAAGGGTAGCAACGGAAGGGACTGTATTTCTTCGGAAGATATTGCCGATCGTGGACTGTGCCAAACCACACTCTTTTGAAAGTTTGTACTCCGTCCATCCGCGTTCTCGCAATAACTGCTGGAGACGAGCGTGCGTATCCATAGCATCACCACCTTTCTCATATCTATTTTACTTCCGAGCTGAGCGATAAAATACATACGAGTTGAAACGGAAATAGGTATGTGGTATGATGTAATGTAAGCGAAGTCAATCATGGAGGATATTTTTATGACCGAGGCAGAGAAGCGGATGCACAGAGTGTGCTTTACGGGACATCGCCCTGAAAAGCTGACACAATCCGAATGGCTGATAAAAAAAGACCTGGAAAATGAAATCCGCCAGGCAATAGCCGACGGTAAGAATGTCTTTATTACGGGTATGGCTCGTGGTGTCGATATTTGGGCAGCAGAGATCGTACTGAAACTGCGCGATGCCGGACAGCCCATCAGACTTATGTGCGCTTGCCCATATGATGGCTTTGAGCAAGGGTGGCGCAACGAGTGGCAGGAGCAATACCAAGCCATCCTCGCTGCATCGGATTTTGTGAAGTATGTGTGTCCGTCCTATAACCGAGCCTGTTTCCAGATTCGCAATGAGTGGATGGTCAATCACGCATCCAGGGTGATAGCGGTTTTCAACGGTGAGAAGAGCGGAACGAAAAACACCATTGATTATGCCAACAGGGAGGGTATCCCGGTTGTTCAGATTAAGGGGTAATTATCCCCGGTGCAACTCTGAAACTTATCTTTGAGTAAAGTTTCAGAGTGCCATAAAACAAAAATCCGGGGCTGAAAATAGCCCCGGAAAACCTCATGGCGGTGGCTGCACAGAGCCACGCTGAAACTCAACTAAATAGCAAAAAGCCGAAAAGTGCCTGTAAATCAAGGGTTTTCGGAAAAAGAAAAAGAACCGTAACATCGATACGCATCGTATCAATATTACGGTTCTTATTTGGTCCGAGTGGC